TTTTAATTTGCTGTCTTAATTTGTATTGTTCTCTAAACCTTACATAAAAGGCAACACTTGCAGTTATAAACTGTGATATTAATGCCCAAGTTACATCAATTAGTACACCTTTTTGTATTGTAGTAACCCCATAATAAACAGTAGAAGTAAATACCACAGCAAAGAATACTAACCCGTAGGTTATACCAAACACGTTTAATACAAGCCAAACAAATACTACTGTGAATAAAAAAATTAATATCTCTAATGCCAAAGCATAGTCAGGTATGTAAGGACTATCTTGTATCAATATAGATTCTGCTAAAGCTGTTTGTATTTTATGTGGCTCTAACAAACCTGCGGGTGTAGCTAATTGTGGCATGATACCTTTTGCTGTAAATCCTACAAAAACAAATTTATTTTTTACATCCATTTCTGCAAGATTTGTTTGTGGGGTATCAACCCAACTTATCCACTTCCTTCCTAAAGAATCTACTGGCACTGGTGGCAATCCTTTAACTCTCACCTCTTCTAATCCATTATCATTTGTTTTAATTACATATGTATCAGCACCAGCCAATACTTTTAAAACTTCTGTGCCATATGTCGGTGTCCAACCATCAGGGGTACGCATAAGTAAAGGCAGTCTACGAATTAAATTATCTGCATCAGTCCGGGCTACAGCCAGCCCCTGCTGTGCAGAGCGTTTAAACAATTCTATATTCTGGATCACACCTGAAACTATCATACCTCCATTGTCATCTCCTAATATAACTGTGCCAGTTGTAGGAGGATAATCACCATTGCCCTCAAACATTGCTAGTACACTAGGAGAAAAAGATAGTGCTTCTGCAAACTCAAAGTCGCCACCAAATCTATCAGGTTGTGGAAAAGCTATCACCCAACCTACACCCATAGCACCTTTACGTAATAAATTTATTTGTATCTGTGCTAGTGTTTGTCTTGATAAAGGATAACCACCTTCATTAGCTATATCTTCTTCAGTTATGTTAAGTATTACAAAATTACCTGAAGGATTTTTTTCTGGTACTAATGAATCAAATGTTTTTAGTTTTAATATTTCATAAGGTGTAGGCTGATAAACATATGTTGTTCCTAATCCTAAAAACAAACATATAAATAAAATACTTTTCTTCATCCAGAACCTTGTTTAATTTTTATTGTAGTTGATGAACCACCATTTATCTTAACTGTGTTAGCAACACCATCTTGTATAAGTATAATTGTATAACTATTAGAACCATCAAGATTTAATCTTGCACTTTGATTTACTGTTCTATTTAAACTTATAGTCTGACCTGTAACTATAGTTGTAATCTGTGTATCCTTATCTTGTCCTATCTCTGTACCAACTATACGAATACCAATACCACCTTGTTTTAGTTGATCTTCTTCTTTAGATACAGCCAATGCATCTAATACATCAAGCAAATCTTCTAAAAAATTTACATCTAAATAATTTACATCTAGTTCTGTAAACTCTAGGTCTGCCTCTGCATCAAGAAAATCTTCATTAAGATAATCTATATCAAGATCATCAAACTCTAAATAATCTACAGATGATTGTGTTCTTGTTTCTTCTATTGATTGTTCTGTTTCTTGTGGAGGATTAACAATAAGCATGTTATCAATCAAGTCTAGTGATATATCTAACGTAACAGGTTTAGTGGGATTGTTTTCATATACAGATACTGTAGTAGCTTGATAAGGTTTGTTTAACGTAACGCTACCCATAGCTGTAGCCACAACTATCTCTCCACTAGATATACCATTCTCATCAGGCAATAGTATTACAAGACTTCTACCCAACTCATCTACAGTACACGTAAAATCAGTGCCACGTATAGCTATATCTGCAGTAGGCGTGCGTATAGATATGTTACTTTTGTTATTAAATTTACCCGTAATAAACCTTGCTGTACCACTAGCAAACTTCAAAGCCATCTTAGATTTAGATGGGTCAGGATCATAGATGTATTCATCTATAACTAACTTAGAATGTTCTGTGAGTTTGACTGTAGAATCATCCTCAAAAGTTATGGCAACTCTGCCCGCTTCTGTGCGGACATCATCCATTTGTTGTATATTAAACTCTAGTTCAGCACCATAAGGTTTATCTCTTAGAACTTGTGCATTGCCTCTCAGTTCAGATATAGAACCTATATCAGCAGACGAATGAATTTCCTGAGTCTGACTGAGTAACACAAACAGTGCCGTTAGAGCCAGCAGATGTAATCTTGAGCCAGTCATTATCAGATGTAGATTCCTGATCTATATTAAAAGTCCTGTCGTTACCAGTGTGATCTAGGTAAAAATAACCGCCAGCATACCCATCACCATCATAGGTTACAGTATTATCATCACCATCTATATCCATGTAGTTAGTTGCACCATCTACATCTATAGCTGCTGTAATACTATTGCCTCCCCCTTGTATTATCCAATCTAAATCTAAGTTAGCTGCGAGTGCAGTCATAGCATGATTAAGAGTCATGGTGTTTGTATTACCTGTTACTTGTACATTTACATTAGAACCATCTGCTCCAGTTGCATTTGTCTCGTCAGTAGACATATTAAAAGTGTTTGTATCACCTATAAATTGAAAGTAACCAGTGTAACTATCAGCCCATATATCACCCAAAAATTTATTTGTGCTACCTTTTTGTAGTATATCTAACGTCATACTTGTTCCATCTAAATCAAGAGCAGTCATTGAACCTGCTGCTGCGTCAGCACCACCAATAATATTACCACCACCATTAACTTGTTCTATGTCTAAGTTAGATGTAGCACCTGACTGATCTATAAATATTTCATTATCAGCCCCGTATATTAGCGATACATTCATCATCGCAACTAGGCTTACTAATATCAGTCTGTTTATGTTTCCAATAGCCTTCTTCATAACCCTCCTCTATTGTTTGCAATACAGCCGTCTCAATAGCCATTTGCAAAGCAATATTTATAGACTCATTCTCTACTATACCGCTTTCTATTTCAACTAATTCAGTATCATTTGTATAAAATTTGAACACATCAGATGATATAGATGCGCTAAGTATTGTCTTAGTAACTAACACTTCTATTAATATTTTGCCTGTCAAAACAGATACAGTTCGTAAGGATATTGTTACTGAGTCTTGTCTATATTCTTTAGATGCACCAATACCTAGATACCTTGCGCCTGCACCACCAGATTTAACATTAGTTTCATAAGTTATTACACCACCTTCCATCAACAAACCAGCAAACAACAAAGGTTTTAATTCTTGTTTCTCATCAAACTTTTCTCTAGCAGATCGTATAATCTGTCTTTCTTTTGTAAGATTATCTAAACCTGTACGTTCTACTACATCAAAAACTTCTGAATGTTTTAATGCTCTAATTAAATATGCATCAGGTGCTTGAGTTACTGCTGTACTAAAACTAGCATACTGACTATTACTTCTACGCTGACCTGTATTATCCTTAAAAGACTTCGTGTAAACAGCGACCACAGGTTTCTTTATAGGTTTATTTACATTAGATAACTTAGTTAATAAAACACCTATTTCTGCAGGCTCTATATCTCTTACTGGAGGTATAGCATTCTCTAACGGAGGTATAATTAATGCACAGTTAGAAAGTAAAAGAACCGAGAGGTACAGTAATTTCTGTTGTATTGCCTTCTTCATCTGTAATTAATAATGTAACTTTGTCATCTTCAACCTTATACTCAATAGTATTACCCTCTAATTCTAAGATACCAAAGTCAGATGCTGTCTCTCCAAACAAACTATCAACCAACTGCCTCGACAGCTGGGCATAGATTCTCGATTCCAAATTTCGTATGAAGCGGGCTAAAGTAGTGTTATCAGCTTCACGTTCTAAATCTTCTTGATAAGCTTTTATCTCTTCACGTAAAGCTTCTTTCCTAGAAAACTCTTGATTCTCTATAGTTAAATAATGACTAGACGTACCAACACCTGAAAAACTAGGATTCTTAAACTTGTGTGTCATTTCATCTGCTCCTACAGATAAAGTTATAGCTAACAATATTAAGATAATACCTAGAATAGATAGTATTTCATTTCTGTCTTTCATGTTTCTTTTCTTTTTCTTTAAGTTCTAAAACTGTATTTACTTTCTGTTGCAAACGTATCATGTCTTGATCTAATAATCTGAGTTGATCTGTCAGCCTAATGATTGTTGTTTTCATTTCGGCAACTGCTGGGTCTATCTTATTAGTAATAGTCTGCCATACAAAGTATACAAAATATCCTAGACCTATAACCATAACCACAGGAAAACCAAAGTCCTGTACTAATTTGGCAATATCTAAATCCATCAGTCTCGCCTTGCATCTATACTGCCATCCTCTACAAAGTTCTCTGCTCTGGCTATACGTTCTAAGTCTGGCGATATGTTAAGTGCGCTAGATACACTGGTATCTATACGTATGATATCGTTATTCATTGTCGATGCTCTAGTTATAAGCATCTTAGATATACCCTCTATAGTTTTGATCTCATCCACTAGACCATCCATAAGTTGTTTCATTACTAAGAATATGAAGAAAGCCATTATTAATCCACTAGCTATAGGCAGTCCTAGTGTAGATATAAGATCAAATACTTGGGTCATCTGCCACTCTATCTCTCAACCTTTTGGCTCTGTTTCCTACCTGTGTTGCCCATTTACTATCCATCATTTCAACAGCAGCTGTTTTGAAATCTCCTTCTTCCATAGCCTTCAAAAATTTTTTGAATCCTCCCAATCTAGGTAATCC